TTTTACTATTTTTTTATATTTTCTACTATTTTTTTATATTTTCTACTATTTTTTTATATTTTCTACTATTTTTTTTTATTTTCTACTATTTTTTTATATTTTCTACTATTTTTTTATATTTTCTACTATTTTTTTATATTTTCTACTATTTTTTTATATCTTCTACTATTTTTTATATTTTCGCATCCAGTATCATGCAATATGCATCCGATAAATCATCTCTTTTTACTTGCGCTTTCCACCACAAAAACCATTGTTGTTGGGATTGGGATTCTGTACATGTAGTTAAATAAGCGGTAATTCGTTCCTCGCCACCTTTTTTCCGATCATTGTATCCAGCATCTCCCGTTTCAATTCCTTTGACTTTTTTTCCGGCGTGAACAAAAAAACATTCCACCGGATGAACTGCAAGCAATCGTTCTCGTAATGAACAAAATACAATTAATTGAACTGTTTTCATGACGGGATTCTTTAACACGGGCTGGTGTTCAATATATACTTTTGACACACCCGATAAATAAACCCAATCCCGTGTAATCCATGTACGAATCGCATCATGTAATCCTACTGTATGAGATGCAAATGTGGTTGCGTTTTTTTGTTTCGGTAACCAGCAGGTTGCAATGGTTTTTGCTCGTTCTATCAATACCTCTTTCTTTCCTTTCGAATCCAAATGATGTTCCTTTAAAAATACTTGTAATTGAGGAATTGTAGGATTCGTTTTACTGTCTTTCCCATTAATCCATTTAGCCTGTTTATCGATATGGCGACCACAAATAAATCCCAACGGTGATGACGCTTTACTTGGTTTTCCACAAGTGACACATGGTTCTATTTTTTTTTCATCCACTAAATTAACAATGGACCAGTGATGAATTACACCCGAAAGATCGGTCACACAATATGCTAAATGTTTGATACCGACATCAATGGCGAGTAACATGTTCTTACTCGTAACCTATATCTTTATATCAAAAAAAATAACAGTATCTACTATTATTTTTTAGTTTATAACTCATTTCGGTTTTATCCAATGTCTTATAATTCAATTTTATTTGCTATAACAGTTTTTAGTAGTACTTTTACTATTTATTCAGTAAATATACTGAGTACATTTATTGTAATATCATACATTCTGTTATCGTACCAAAAATGGTACGAGTTTTTGTGAAAAAGCCGTGTACATTTATTGTAATATCATACATTCTGTTATCGTACCATTTTTGGTACGGGTTTTTGTGAAAAAGCCGTGTACTAATTGTTAAGTTGTAATGGTACTTCATCCGATAGTATGCATGTAAAGAATAATTGACCAGTACTTTCGATGCTACTGAATTCTCGGGGTGCAAGTAAACTCCAATTTACATCAGTGATCCATCCCAGACGAACGTAAATATATCCCACAAGCGCCGAACACCAAAACCGATTCGTGTGTTTCCAGAATGGTGATACGTCAAAGGGTTCACTCATATTTAATTTGGCCGCTATCCAATCCATAAGATGTACATCATAGGGTTTCGCATGTACTTCCTTATGAATAGCAGTTAGTGTAGTATAAAACAAATCATCTCGTGTTGCTTGAGCATGACGTACAAATAATGATCCGGGTGAATATTGTGGTAGTATGTCTTCTATGCGTTGTAATTGAACACCAAATCGTATGCTTCCTTGTTCTGCTTCCGGTGTTGTTCCATAGGATGAATCCCACACATATATTCCATCGCCCAATGTATCACATAAGAAACGAGGTGCAACGACAAGTATTCCAACATGACTATAGGAACTTCTACCAACCCATTCAATTACTTTTGATACTACTCCAGTACCACGACACAATAATATATCTCCCGTTTGTATTGTCTGTGTCGTCATCTCTCGTCTATTTTTGTTACTAGAATGTATTATTTATTTTTTTTATTCACGACTTTTTCACAAAAACCCGTACCAAAAAATGTTACGATAACAAAAATTATGATGTTACATTTAATGTACACGGCTTTTTCACAAAAACTGTTATAGCAAGTAAAATTAAGTTATAAAGATGTGGAAAAAACCGTGAATATACTGAATAAATTAACATTCTGTTATAGAAAGTGTTGGGGTATCCGCCAGCGGAGTAAGGCCTTGAGAAAAATGAAATCAAATCATGATATTATTACATCATAATACGTTATATACATGTATCTTTCTGTGGGCGATGTTGTTTATACGCATTCTGCTCTCAAAAACATTGAATATGGTATTTGTGTGGAAAAATTAGACAATGGAAAACGGTACTTGATTCAAACCATTTGTGGTGCGGTAAATGAAGAGAAGAAATTTGTTCCAGTAAAAGAAGATCGTTTGGAAAATCATACCTTTATTATTAGTAACAATGGACATAATTTACGAAAAGTATATAAAAAATATGAAGGCTAACAAAACAAGATAAATAGTACCATACATGAACTATAAATTATGATTTTTATTTTACTAAAAATAAAAATGATCTATAATAAAAATAAAGATGTAATAATTCAACTGTCTTATAACTTAATGTTATTTGCTATAACAGTTTTTAATAGTACTTTTATTATTTACTCAGTGAATATACTGAGTACATTTATTGTAACGTCATACATTCTGTTATCGTAATATTTTTGGTACGGGTTTTTGTGAAAAAACCGTGAATTTACGTATCCAACCAGTCTGTAGTAATCACCTTTGGAACTGTATCAATTGCACCACCTACCCAACCATGTTCCCCCACTGCTTCTCCAATTACACGAATCATCGGATCTGGACGTTGAAGATCATATAAAAATGATGGTATATCTTTTACATAAGGTGAAGTAGTATACATTGCATAAGGCCAGTATCTTCCTATAATACGAGTGCATGTAATGGAATGATTAGGTAGTTGTAGTGATTGTTCTAGTAATCGTGAATAGAATTTTCTATTTTCTTTTGTGTCATCTGTTTTATGAGATAGTGCTATGGCATCTTCTTCATCTGAATACGCAATTACGTAAATTCCTTTTTCTTTATGAATCGGTATTATATTTTTTAGTACCGTAGGTACAATGGTATGGATTGCTACATGTTTTTTCATGATAGAAATAGAAGATTTTGATACTTTTGCATAGACTTTGATACTTGGACTTGGTATCAGATAGTCATAGTTTCGATTCGGAAAGAATCGTGACAGTACATGAACCGGTGTCGCACAAATTATTTTTTTACAGGTTAGTATTCCTTTTGACGTAGTAATCATAAACGTATTTGTTTGTTGTTTAGTAATATCATTCACTTGACAATTTGTTATGATGGGATATGGTATGTTGTTATCTAATCGTGCTAGTAATTGATTCCAATTAATACTACCTTCTTTATATCCAGATGTATTAAGCGAAAAATCATAATTAAATAGTACTTCCTTAATCGAACTCGTTTGAAAATCATCATACATATTACTTTTTATAAACTGTTCATATGTTGATTTTCCCCATAGTTGTTGTGCATATGTACGAAACGTTGTATAATAAGGATAATAAGGGTGATTTTTCTCGTATATTCTACGAGTTTTAGTAATGATATCTATAATATCTATCGGAGGAGAAATATGTTGAATAAAATGAATCGAAAACGAAACATGAATGTGTAATTGATGTAATAGTTTACGTAATTCCATATCATTCTCACGTACAATACCACCACCCATTTTTACTTCTTCTCCATAAAATGATTCAGAATGGATACGACCACCAATTTCATGTTCTTTTTCTAGAATTATACACGATAATTGAGGATGGGATCTAGACATGCTATATGCTGCATATAATCCTGAAATACCACTACCAATAATAACAATATCATATATCATATATATCTTTATCTTATACATTTTTTATAAAAATATATTTATATATTTTTATCATATACTCAACGTATGTCTAGATTAATTCTATAATTTTTTATTACACTATTTTTAAATTAATTACAACTTTATGTATACTTTTTTTTACATTCTCAATTTTTATTATAGAATTATCCAAAGTGTAGACGAACTAATTAATACCGTACTGATTTGTATGTTTGTACTGTATTGTAATTATACCACGGCTTTTTCACAAAAACCCGTACCAAAAATGTTACCATAACAGAATTTATTATATTACAATAAATGTACTAAGTATATTCACTAAATAAATAGTAAATAGTAAAAGTACTACTAAAAACTGTTCTTGCAAATAAAATTAAGTTATAATACAGTGAATTATACATATTTCTTTTTCTTTGATGAATATTGATTTTTCTTTAATACATACTTTTTCTTCTTTGATTTTCGTCTACCACATTTGCTCCATGTTGTTTTTTGTCTCCCTCTCTCTTCCACACTAACAGTATACATTATTTCTTGTAATTGTACACGTAATTCTGACAATGTACGAAATGGTTTTATTTGTTCGTGTTTATCATATGCGGTTCGTATATTTTTTTCGAGACAAGTACGTTTTGTCAAACGTTCTGCTTCCGTATTACCTTTCATTTCACTATCAACACATGTTTTCATTAGTGATATAATATGTTCTTTATCTTGATCAAGTGTGGATTTTTGTATTTCTTCTGAAGATGGAGACGGAAGACTTTCAAAATCAATACCCATATCAAAGTTTATTGGTGCTGAAGTGTTTGGTTTCATTCCTGGTAACGTTGGTTTCCACCATTCCGATACTACGGATCCAATCATCCAAGGTACACTTGCAACTGTATTGAATACACTAGTTTTTCCTACAGGTATGACCTGAACTGCATCAGCAATAGGTGGTTTAGGTTTATTAGTAGGAAACAATTGGTCATATAATCTAGTCGCTGTTTCAAATGCAGACATGGTTGCTACATTACTATCCAAACACATGTTAGATAAACGTAATAATGTATCCATGTTAAAATTAATAACAGGTGGATCTGAAAATTCTAGTGAATCTGAATAACGATGCCATACGTCAGCAATGTGTACGATATGTGTTTTAATCATATCAAGTGATGCGGTACGACTTACTGTTTCAAGTGTTTGTAATGTTTCCGTAATCACATCAGGTAGAGGACTTTTTAGTTGTACAATTTTGAATAGATAATTAATTCCATACGTGATACATTGTTTTTTCCATTGTTCTATGTCATCTCGCTGTTGAATTTGATTTATTATGGTTTCATAGTGTTGACGATTACGCTCATATAACGATGTATATGTTGTAACGGGTGAAGCTGCCGCCATATTTGGTAATTGGTAATAGTAAAGATATTAATAAAAATGTAAATATTTTCACTGTCTTATAACTCAAAATTTTATCTACTATAACAGTTTTTAGTAGTAATTTTATTATTTACTCAGTATATTTTACCTTGTCGACCGTTTTTAAAAAACTATTATTTTTAATTATTTTAATTAAAAATATACGTAAAAACACTATGTAATATTTGTAAATACAATCATAAATACGATAAAAATAAAAACGGTCGACAAGGTAAATATTCACTGAGTACATTTATTGTAATATCATACATTCTGTTATCGTAACATTTTTGGTACGGGTTTTTGTGAAAAAGCCGTGGTTATGATTGATTCTGATCCGTAGCAAGTAATATTTTCCATAATGCTTTACGTGTTTTCAAGTCCATTGCCAAAATCGTACTTTTTTCCATCAACAAACGAACCCATGTTGACCACGATATCGACTCCTCTTTCTGTTGTGAAAATGTCACCAGTATTTCATCATACAAATGTTCATTACTGACACTATCCCAGGTTTTTAATAATGTGATACAAGTACAAAATAATCTCCATGCTTCATCCTCCGTAAATGTTTCTTGTTTAATATGAAGGACAGTGTCTTTTATATCAAGTACTGGGTAGTCTGATGGAAAAATAGCTGTACACAGATCACGTAATTCTGTAATCTGACATAATAAAATGGTTGTTTCTCCACGTTCGAGTTCTTCTTCCATCGTATCCCAATACACACGATGTAACATATCATATACATATTGAGTTTTTGCACGTTGAATCTCTACAATTGCAGTATCCAATTGATCAACACATTTTATTTTTACGGCTGCAGTACGAACTTTTTGTAATAAGGATTGATACGATTCTTTCCATTCCGAAATCGTTGTTTCATTACTGGTTCGTTCAATGGCATTCTTTATATCAAGTAATTGAACATAAAACATCGCCATTTCCACCACAAATGATTGTAAATCTTGTTCTTTCCATTCAGCAAATAAACGTAAATAGGTATCCGAAATCGCACTGGTATCTTGGTTTCGTAATGTTAGTAAAATAAATTCACGAGCTGTTTTCCATAATTCTTCACCACACGAATGTTCTCCTTTCCATTTGTATAATAATAACGAATACCACAAGGAACGGCTTTGTGCTTTCGAATATCCAAGTACAATAGTATTTCGGACGGGTAATAAGGCTTGTTGCGCTTTCTCAAATGTCGTTAACGAGACATCCGATAAAAAAGCAGTCATATGAGACCGTAACGACATGTTATAATACGTATATAAAAAAGTAGAATAATAAAAAAATACTTCATTTTTTTATGTACTATCTATTTAACATGTTAGTAACAAATAGATGTGATATCAGGTCTATTTACCATAAATTATTATCTTGATATTTTTTATATGTACTATAAAAAATAGAGAGAAAATGCCCTCGATGAGAATCGAACTCATGACCTTTTGTTTACAAGACAAACGTTCTGCCGTCTGAACTACAAGGGCGTTTCTATATATAATGTGTTGTTTAAATAGATTTTATTTTTTAAATAAAAATAAATAATTGTAGTAAGTTAGATGGAAGAAGAATGCCAAATTTGTTTTGATTCCTATACAATTGAAGATCAAGTGATATTTGATTGTACACATACCGTATGTATTCATTGTTATGAAAAATTAATTCAATATAATAGTCCGTGTCCATTTTGTCGTAGTATAATTGATGTTCCACATACTATATCTATCGACACCATACCTATCGATAGGATTGAACATCACTTTCATAATAATTCCTATTGCTCTTATTATTGTTCTCAACTACGTCAGAATGTAATATGGACGGTTATGATTATAGCAGTAATTCTTTATCTAGTATTACATAAATAATATTCAAGGCCTTCCCCCAACACTTGCTATAACAGAAATTTAATTAATATTACTTATCTATTATGTATATTCACTGAATAAATAATATAAATAGTACTATATTCTGTTATAGCAAATAAATAGAGTGAAAAAGGTGTGAGAAAATAAAAACGGTCGACAATGTAAAATATGACTATAAAAGAATTTATGATGTTACAATAAATGTACTCAGTATATTCACTGAATAAATCATTATATTAATTAAAATCCTGTTATAACAAGTTTTGGGGTAAGGCCTTTTCACAAAAGGCCTTGGATATTTTTTGTATATATTTTATTATTGTATATATGATAAGAAACAAATAAAAAAAATGTGTTTACCATTATCCGATAAGAAACCAAAACGAGACCGAGATGGATCACAGTCACCCTTACCATCTGTCATCTCCTATCCCGTTCGTGTACCTATGCCAATAAAACTTACCACTACATCACGTCCTATTATACAAACCGTTCTCGTGAAACAAGATCCAACGCTACAAGCCGAACCAAAATCAATGGAACCTGAACAAAAACAAATGGAACCTGAACAAAAACAAATGGAACCTGAACAAAAACCAATTCCATTTACTCCAGCCGTAGTACATTCACATATAGAAACGAATGGTACAAGTCGTCCATTACCATTGATCCAAATCCATCGTAGCACATCAAAATAAAAAGAAACATTTCGCTTTTATTTTTTACACCTTTGGACATTTAAAACGCCGATTAAAATAATTTAAACATTCTACTTATAGTAGGAATGGTTTTTAAGTGTTTTTCCACCTCTACGATGATCATAATGTAGTACGTCCTTACGACTAAATTTATCTACTTTATAGGAGTATTAAACTTCTAGGGGAACGATTTTTAGTAATTGTTTCCCTAGATTTCGTCCTTTACCACATTTATGTGGATGAAAATTGGACTATCATAATTGATTTTACTAGAGTTCAATCTCAACTTTTGGATTAAATCAACGAGTAAAATCGGCATTTTAAATATCCAAAGGTGTAATAATGGTGAGTGTATGGTATTGTTACGCATATTATTAATTAAAATAATTAATAATATCATTTTATTAGATAAGGTCTAGGCCTGCACTTATTCTGCTTTTCTAATTTTCAATAAATAATTATTGTGGTTCATTTAACCTAATTATGCTCTTTATGCTTTTTAGAAAAGCATAATAAGTGCAGGCTAAATAAGGTCTTCATGGTACATTTTATAATACCTATTGTATTACAAAATATAAAAAATTAAGTATAGTGAAACAAGGGTAACCATAATGAAACAAGGGTAATGATAATGAAACAAGGGTAATGATAATGAAACAAGGGTAATGATAATGAAACAAGGGTAATGATAATGAAACAAGGGTAATGATAATGAAACAAGGGTAATGATAATGAAACAAGGGTAATGATAATGA